TGAGCGTTAGCAATACCAGTTGTTACATATGCAGTTGTCGCAACTTTTGTACTGTTGTCCGATGCAGCCTGTGTTGTTGCAGTTACACCGTCTTTAAGTACTCCATTGTTAGTTGTTAGATTACCAAATAATGTATCTCTAGTTGCTATGTTTATACCATCAACTGTTCCAGATACAACAATGTTTCCTGTTATGCTTACTCCAGTATTTGATATTTGTAATTTATTGTCAGTTCCATGTTGAAGATATAAGTTACCTACTCCATTATCACGAATTACTGAGTTACTCCCAGTGTGAAATATTTGTAAATCCGCACTATCACCAAAAGTAGCTTTTGCATTATCTGTAAATTCTAAAGCTGCGTCACTTGCATCAAATGTGACATTTACATTGGTTGTTGTAGAGTTAAACTTAACATCTCCGTCAGTTTCTAGACCAGCTTGACAATCTACTTTTCCTGATGCGTCAATAGTTCCTGTTACGTCTACACCAGTGTCATCCACTACTAATCTAGCTGTACCAGACCTTGTTGCTGTAATGTTTCCGTTGTTAGCTACTGCTACGTTTGATGTTCCGTTTGCAATAGTTGTGCTGTCAATCGCAGTTGTTGATGTGCCAGTAATAATACCTTTAGCATTAACAGTAATAACAGGAATTGCAGAGCTAGATCCTACTGAACCAGCACTTACACCTGAGTCAGCTAATTTACTATTTGCTATTGCAGCAGATGCATTAATGTCGTCGTTTACAATCGTTCCATTTACTATATCTGCTGATTCTATAGTTAAGTTTCCAGAGACGTTAGCATCTACGATCTTTACGTCTGAAGGTAATGTTCCAGCAGCAACCTTACCGACTGCTATGGAATCTGTACCTAATCTTCCAGCAATGGAAGCTGAAGATACGTTAGCCATATCTTCTCTTGCTAGTGGTCTACCACCAGCTTGACTACCGTCATGTACGACAGCAGTATCTTTTGTTGTATCTATTGTGACTTCACCTTCGGCACCTGTAAATGATGCGTGCTGAGTTGTCGAGCCACGTCTTAATTTTAATAATTTTGCCATTTATAAAGTTCCGAAGTCAAGTTGTAAGTTAGCACCATCTATAGTACCTATGTTTGACATGTTGTTGTTTTGACCATCTAAGGCTCCACCTAACTGTGGAGTAGAATCATCTACTACATTTTGAATACCAGAGCTAGATGTAATACCTAACCATGAAGATCCATTATAGTTTTTAAGAGTATTGCTACTTGTATCAAACCAAAGATCACCAGCACTAGGAGACCCCGGTGAACTAGCAGCTATTTGATACTCGTTAGCATATCTGTTTACATCACTAATCGAGCCACCAACTGCGTTAACATTACTGATAGAACCAGCTGTAGTATTTACGTTACTAATATTTGAAGCTACTGTTGTTACATTAGATGCAATATCAGCTACAGCTTTTATAGGATCTTCTATAACAGTAATACTATTACCCATACCACTGTGGTTTGTGCAGTAGTATACAAAGGTTG